TAAGCATCGTCCTGGTTGGCATGCATGTGCTGAACCTATTGCTCCACACTTATCTAAGAAAGGTCGTGTATGGTGTAAAGTAATTATCAATGATCTTGAACGTCATCAAAGACCTGAGTCGCAAGGCGGTCTCTGGTTTACAGCTAATGTACTTAAAATTGTAGAGGAACTATGAGTTCAACACTAATCGCAATCATCGGTCTCGTATACTTAGCTGTATGCGTTGATCTGTTCTTTAAAGGCAGTACAGGTCTAAGCATTGCTTTCCTAGGTTATGCTATCGGTAATGTAGGTCTATACTTGGAGACAGTAACCAAATGAGACAACGAACAGTATACTTAGCAGGTCCAATGGAACACGTGTCTGTTGATGAAGCTAAAGGTTGGCGTTCAACTGCCACACACCTGTTAGCTCCAACGTGTAAAATTCTTAATCCATGCAGACGTCTTCATGCATTCGAAAAGAAATACATGAAACGTATCTTTGAGTTAGATCTTCGTGATATCCGTGAGTCTGACTTAATCTTAGCTAACCTAGATAATCCATTAGTACCTAAACACGGTACTGCTATGGAAGTATTCTATGCTGCTTATATATTGAAAATCCCTGTTGTAGCATTCAAAGCTAGTGACTCAACAATCCATCCATTCTTTGAATCCCTTGTCACTGAATGGCGTTCAACTGTAGACAAAGCCTGTGATACAATTCTCTCGGAGTACTTATGATCGGTCTGTTAACAATCATCGTAATCTACACAATCTGGTACAGAGTTTCATTTAAGGATTAATATGCCAAACTGGTGTTCAAACTCTCTAAAGATTAGCCCTGAAGTAGGTAATAAATCTGCTCGTGCTAAATTTAATAAACTTAAAGCACAACTAGAAAAGAATAGCACTGACTTCGGTCTAATGCACTTCTTTGTTCCTGTGCCAAAAGATTTATCAAACACAGCATCAAGCTTCCCTAAAGACCCTAAAGCAGAATCTAACCTAAACAAATACGGTTATGAATCATGGTATGAATTCTGCGTAAATGAATGGGGTACTAAATGGGATGCTAAAATTGAAGATTTTGAAATTGAAAAGAATAGCATAACACTATACTTTGATACTGCATGGAGTCCACCAATTAACTTCTATTACAAACTTGAAGCTAAAGGTTACATTGTAGAAGCCACATACATCGAGCAAGGTTGTAACTTTATAGGTTATTACGATAATGGAAGCGATGTATGCCAAAAAATCGTAGACGAAGATTTTGATTATGATAATGATGACCCATATGAAATCTTTGATTATCGTATAGAAGAAGTACTAGGTAAATTCTCTCATAAACCACAACACTACGGAGGCTAATATGCCATACATTTCAGAAGAAGACCGTCAATCAGAACACATGTTGCAGTTTGAACCACGTACTGCAGGTGAATTAAACTTCATGATTACTACATTCATTCGTGACTACTACAATGCAATGCCTTGTTATCAATCCATCAACGACATCGTTGGTGCTCTTGAAGGAGCTAAACTAGAGTTCTATCGTAGGGTTGCTGCCCCTTATGAAGATATCAAAATCAACCTAAACGGAGATGTATACTAATGTATAATGAAGATAAACCAGTGCCACAATCACGTATCGACAAAATCCTATCTCATTGGGATGAAGAAGATTTCTTTGATATTCAATCTAAAAAGTACCTTGAAAAAGAACGTAAAGAACTTGATCGAGGCTGGTCTGAAGCCTTTGCTGAATCATACAACAATGAGATTGATATGTTTAAAGATAACGATGCTATTAACCCTAAGCACTACAAGAACGTAGCCGCAGGTAAGCAATACATGGAACTCATGGTTGACATGCTTGCGGGTAAGTCAGGTGTTGAAGCTCACTTGTTCGGTCAAGTGTATAAGTACCTGATGCGCTGTGGTAACAAAGACCAAGAAGTCCAAGAGTTAAACAAAGCTCTGTGGTATCTGCAAGCACTCATCAAGTTTAAAACTGAAGGTAAAGTTCTGTAAATGAACCACATCAAGACGGTCAAACGTTTTGTCGCTGGAAGTCATAAGTTCTTCGACATCTATGAATGCACTGTAGATGAAGTAGATACTTATACTTCCAGTACTGGCAAGGCAATGGTTAAAGTATCCATTGAAGGTAAAGAGTATAATGGACTTCACAACAAATGGGTCTATGAATACTTATGCGCCAACGAAGGACAGCCATCCTTTGTAGTCTTCTGGAAAGCCCCTAAAGGTGATCCTATGGTAGCCTACGTCAAAGAGATATGGCAAAATCACATTGATGGTACTCCACAAGAGACTGTCTATTTAGCAAACGATAGTGAAGCTTACAAACAAGAGGGTGAATCCTTCCTGTATATGTGGGTTAATAAAGATACCGATAAAAAGTACATCGGTAAACACAGAGGTAAACCTGATGATGGATACGTATGCTCATCTGAAAGCTTTATGACTGAGTATAATGAGTGTCCATCAAGATTTATACGAACAGTATTAGCCTATGGTAGTGATCAAGAGATGCTTGAGCTTGAAACTATTATGCTTCTGCAGTTAAAGACTCGTATGAGTCCTCTGTACTACAATCTTTCAAACAATCTTAATAAGGAAAACTAATGGCTAAATCAAATGCTGTTAAACATGATTTCACTATCAAGCTTGGTGGTCAAAACTATGAGATTCAACTAAGTCCTAGCACTAACTATGGTTGGTTTGAACACAATGAGCTTGGTGATGAGTCAGGTGGAGGTCTCTGGTTTGATCGTGGTATGTTCTTAATTGACTACGATGGTGTATATGAATTACCTTTTGAAGTTAAAGATACACTAATTAGGTTTGGTTATATTGATCCACTGGAGGCAGAGCAATGGTAATGATCGAGATTGATGACGATACTGAAGACGCTATTGTGTGTGCCAGCTTGCTTAAAATGTATAAACATTTAAACAATGAGCGTAGCTACAAATACTTGTTTAGTGTTGACTCACATGAGAACTTAGTTCAAGTACATATACTCAGAGAGGCAGTCAAAAGAGTATACGAGTACTATAGCACGGATAAACTTGAATAAAATCAAGCTAACCGCAGACGGTACCTTATAGATACACACGGAGAACCTATGAAAAGATATGTTGTAACTTGCTGTTTCGAAATCAATCATGATGAAACTATGGCTGACATTGATACTGTCATCCATGAGTTTGTCAGAGAAGACTTCTTAGATCATTATAACGGTGAAATGTTTTATGTAGTACAAGCAGAGGAAATCAATGAACAGAGATAAAGCGTACACAATGTACACAACAGCTGAAGAATGTAATGAGGTCTCTCAAAACATTATGAAGGTACTTAGGTTTGGTCTCGATACAATCTATCCAGCTGATGGTAAAGAAAGTAACAGACATAAACTCGAAGAAGAAATGGGTCAATTAATGTTCTGTCTTAACCACTTGATCGATGACCTTGATCTGAGTGAAGACAACATTATGGAGGCTTACAATCAGAAAGCTAACACATGGTTAAAATGGAAAGCCTATTATGTTAATTGATACGTCTCAAGAAGGTGTAGTACGAGTTACTATTGACTTCTTTGTTCCACTTACAGATGAACTTGAGTATAAGCTTGACTATATTCTAGATAGCATAGCTGAACTTGAGCATGACTATGATAAGGAGATTGAACTTGAAATCGCAAAGTGACTGGGATCTATTCTACATGAGGATTGCTGACTTAATATCTCAGCAGTCTTATGCAGAAGATCGTAAGGTAGGTGCTATTGTTGTTAAAAATGATAACATCATTTCATTCTCATACAACGGTACACCAAGAGGTACAGACAATGATACCCAAGTACATGAGGTACTCCATGCAGAAGCCCAAGCTATCTCCAAAGTTACACGTTCTAATCAATCTACTGTTGGTGCTACTCTATATAGCACTCTTTCCCCTTGTATTGATTGCGCTAAGCTTATATACGCTGTTGGGATTCATCGAGTGGTTTTTAGAGACCCTTATAAGTGCTCTAAAGGAGTAGAATTCCTTAAAAAACAAGGGATTATAATCAACAACACACAACTTCATGAAGCATTCATTGATCCAATGTTGCTAATTAACACGGACTTATACAACAATGACTGAAACAACTGCAATACTGGTATTTACTTTGCTTGCTTTAGGTGCTTACAACTGGCACCTCCATACAGTCATTCAAGGACTTAACGAGCAGATCGATAACTTCCTTGAGATGGTCATGGAGATGGCTAAAGAGCTTCAAGATCTTGGATCACCTAACGTAAAGGTATTAGATGCAAAAGAAAAAGAAGAGCTATGACAGACCCAAGAATATCCGTGTGACAGTCGCTTGTTTACCTGACTCTGAAAATGAAGTAAGACAATTATTCTTTGATTGTCTTAACGATTACAGTAAGCGTTTCAAGGTACCTATTACGGATAAAAAGTTTGTGGTTCATATCTGCTTGATTGAATACGAAGAAAGTAATATCGAGCAGGGATTAACTATCTACAATGAAGCTGATAAAAGAATTCTTATTCAGCTAAGAGACCCACTCTTAAACGATTGGGGTACAAGCCACTATGTCATGGATAAGTTTATTAATATTCTTTGCCATGAAATAGTACATGCATGCCAGTACTTATGTAACCGTAAGATACCTAAATTCAACAAGCTAGACTACGATAAAAAAGATTTAAGAGAGCAATATTTCTTTGATCCTTCTGAGATGGAGGCTCGTATGCTCGAAGCCCCATACACATGCTTTTACGGAGATAAACTTGTATGAGTAAACTAAGGCTATGTGTAGACATTGAGACCAATGGTTTCATTCCAGATGTAAATAAGATCTGGTGTCTTGTTGCTGTTGATTCAGACAACGGGAATGTCTACTCATTCTCAGACTATGACGATGAGCTACCAAGCTTGTCTGAAGGTCTTGACTTCATATCCAAGGCTGATATTGTCTTTGGTCATAACATTATTGGTTATGACTTAGTAGTACTAGACTATATCCTTGGATTCAAACTACCAGACACCGTTAAGGTGATTGACACATGGATTCTATCTCAACTAAACCAGTATAAACGTGAGCATAAACATGGTCTTGAGGGATGGGGTGCTAAGTTAAACTATCCTAAGCTTGACTTCACTGAGTTCGACCAGTATAGTAAACAAATGCTTACATACTGTATTCGAGACGTAGAACTCAACGTAAAGGTATACAAAGTATTAACTGAAGAAGCTACTAACTTGATTCGTAAGTACCCTCTGTATAAGAAAGGTATTGAAGTTGAGACTGAGTTTGCTAAGATCGAGGCTGATATCCGTAGTAAAGGTTGGATGTTCGATATGGCTAAAGCTCAGACACTATTAACAGAGATCAACAACAAGTTAGATGCTATTGAGATGGTACTTGAACCTAAGATCGGAATGAGGTGTATCAAGACAGATGGAAAAGACGAATACAAAGAACCCGCTTGGCGTAAAGACGGATGCTATACAGTCGCCACAGTTAAACACTTTAATCTACCACAAGAGTCAGGAAGAACTGAAAGACCTATTGAAGGTCCCTACTGCAGAATCTCTTTCGAACAAGGTAAAGTCGGATCAATCGAAGTCGTAAAGGACTGGTTGTATTCTATTGGCTGGGTACCTGACGAATGGAACGTGGAGAAAATCAATGGTAAGTTTGTTAACAAGTCACCTAAGATTACTGAATCTTCTCTTGAGAAGCTTGGTCCCAGTGCTATGCTTGTATCTGAGTACTATACAATCAGGAGTCGTAAAGGTATTCTTGAGGGCTGGATCAATGAAGTCAAGAACAGTAAAGACAATCGTCTTCACGGTCGTATGTGGACTATTGGTACACCTACTTTTAGGTGTCGCCATGAAGTCGTTGCTAATCTCCCTTCTGTTGACTCTGTATATGGGAAAGAGATGCGAAGCCTTCTTATATCCGAACCAGGAACGACCATTGTCGGTGCTGATTCAGCTGGAAATCAGATGCGTGGTCTTTGCCATTATATACGTAACGATGAATTCACTAATGAGGTAATCAATGGAGATGTCCATCAACGAAATGCAGATGCTCTTGGTACAAGCCGCAAACTTGCTAAGCCTTTTCTTTATGCTTTCCTGTTTGGTGGTGGTGATGGTAAACTTGGTCTCATTCTTACGGGTAAGACTGATGCGAAGACGGGAAAGACTGCTAAAGAAAAGTTCGAGAATTCAATTCCCGGATTAAAAGAACTTAAGGATAACCTATCAAATCTCTTTGATAAGACTTCCAATACATTCGGTAAAGATAAAGCCTTCATCCGAGGTATCGATGGTCGTATGGTATTCGTAAGCTCTCAGCATCAAGTACTTAACTACCTATTACAGACTGCTGAAGGTGTCAGCTGCAAGGCGGCAGCAGTATATCTCAGAGACAAACTAAAAGAACGTAACATCCCACATTACTTTGTATTGCATTATCATGATGAAGTTGCTGTTGTAACTAA